GTATGTGTAGGTACCAGTATGTTTGAGTAACACACGTTTGTCAATCCAAACTTGTCCACCTAGATCTCTCCAGTTTTCACAAAAGGTCCAATCTTCTGAATAGTAACGACCTTCTCTAACATCTGTATCAAAGAATGTACGCATGTCTTTGTTGAGTGCAGGATCTAATCCTATGTCATTGGTAAAAGGAATAGTTGCAGGATGATCAACTAATTTTGCAAACACATGTCTTTTGATCAACATAAAACCTGTACCAGTCTTGCTGACTTCTTGTAGTCTACCCAAGTCTTCTGTAGCACCACCTTCAATGCCATTTACACACCATTTAACTGGCAAACCTTTTAGAGGATACATACCACCAATCACATCTTTGTCATGATGTAATAGTAGTAAAAGATGCCATGGTTCCCAACCAATGTCTGAATCAATAAACATTAGATGTGTGCTTTCTGGATTGCTTAAAAATTTTGCAACCATGGTATTTCTTGCACGTGATATCAAACTTTCGTTTGTGAGTGTTTCTACAGTATAGTCAATGCCCAACTGTCTTGCAGTATTAGACCAACGTATAAAACTCATAAAAGTTGATTCTGTTAACTGTCCTCCATAACAAGGCATACAGATATGAACTTTAGTTTGTTTAAGTTTTTCTATATTGACTTGAACCTTGTTTGGATCTTGTGCATCTACTTGCGAGTTCTCAGTAACAATTTCGTCAGTGGTTTTTATTTCCTCGGCCATTGGTTCCTCATTGGTAAAATTATATAGGTATTTAATGATTTAACAGTAGTGGCTTTAATTTATCTTATATCACCGACTGTTAGTCCGGTTGTGCGTTTGCCTTTGATTAGGTCATTGAATGTTTGTACAAAAACTTCTTTCTGAGTGATTTTTTTATCTATTAGCTTTTGTATGTCAGTGTCTTTGCGTAGATAGATTTCCATAAACTTTTTTGCCATTTTTGGAGTAACTTCTACTTGTGTGCCATCATCAAATTTGATTGGAAATTTTTTTACATCATCACGTCTGGCAATATTGTCTAACACTCTAAGTGGACGACTTTGAAATACATATTCAACTACCATTTCATCTTCAGGCAAGTAGTCTTCATTTGAGATATCAATTTCAACATCTTTTTTTATAGGTCGATTGCCACGTTTGTTCTTGAAACTTTGATACTGCCTTAGTGCTGACACAAGTGATTCCATTGCACCTGATTTGTAAATGACATATTCAAGATTGTCATAGTTCTCGTCTTCAAGCATGTCAGCAAGTGTACGCAGTTTGTCACCAAGGTTGCTTTTTAAACTTGCTTCACTGTGTGAACCCATACCACCTGCTGGTAGTATTGCAACTTCATCTCCCTTGTTGATAATCTTTGTTTCCATTGGTTGTCCAGACATTGGAGCACTCAAAGTAAAGTTTCCATGCTTCACTTTATCCTGATTTTGAAACTGCGGCCTAATAGTATTCATGTCAAAGTTATATTTCTTTGCCGCAACACTCATTTTTAATCTATCTACAGGTTTACCGTTTGAATCACTGATTGAAATTACTGGATCTTTGACTCCCATGAGAGAATCTTGTGCTTCGTGCATCGAATCTTTCATAAGTTCGCCATCTGGCATCACATGATAACCTTTTGGTATTGGCATACACTTTTCTGCTTGCCTACAGTAGTATTCTCCACTACCACACTTCTTGTCTTCTTCTATGTCCTTTTTTATACTGCCCAATGCCATTGATAAGGCTTGTTTTTCTTCTGCTAGTACTGTGTCAAATATCTCAATGGTCTTATCAATCATTGGCTTACTGGTCATAGGGTATAGATTTACAATTAAATCTTCTTTTTCTTCAGCACTCATCCCCGGCCACTTGCCACGTATTTCCGTAGCACTGGTCATGCCTGGACCAAACTGTACAGTTGGCAAATAGGTCATAAAGCCATGTTGCTTCATGTTTTCTGGCTTGTTGCGTTTTAGTGGTTGTAGATAACTTGCACTACCGTCTTTCTTAAAGCCACCTGGAAGTGGTGCTACACCCGAGTCTTTGTCACTGCGTATGAATATCAATTGTGTTGTTTCTGGATCATACAAGTCGGTTATTTCTCTTGGCTGAAACGGTGATTTGACCTGTACAAATCTATGTGCAGGTATTCCTGCTATACCAGCAAGTGTTTTCTTAAGTTTAAAAGGAAATGGTCTTGTGCTTTTATCATCTGTGGCAGCAATGAATACATCTGCTTTGGGAAACTGTGCTACTGCAGCATCATACAATGCTTTGTGTCCTGCATGAAAAGGATGAAATCCTCCTGGTATTATTACTAATTTCTTTAACATTGCCATATCCTAGTAGCTCATTGTGATTGGGCCAATTTCGCCATCAGTAAAATCAGTTACAACTGCTCTAACCCAAGTAAATTTTCCGTAAAGTGTAATACTTTGATCAGTTGTGATTAAACTTGAACCATCAGCACTGTCATTCGGAAAAGTATAAGCGTCAAACCAATCAGTGGCCTGTGCGTAAGGAATTTCACCTGTTGGATCAGCAGTCTTTGGATCAGTATCCAAACTAGCCTGTACTATTACCTGTCCAGGAAAGTCATTGCATTGAAATCTTATCTGCTGACTGTTACCTTGACCTCCATAATAACCTACACCTTTTTGTCTAGTACCAACAATTGTTGCTGACGTTCCTAGTTCGTGTACGGTTCTTGGAATTAATTCAAGGTTACTGGATTTCATTTTACTCTGCTTTTAATACTTCCACTAGCACAGGACCAGGAGCACCTTCACTGGCAAGTTGTGTTATTACTTGCTCTAGTTGTGAGATTACTTCTTGACTTAATAATTCTCTACTTGGAGAATCGTCTTTGACCAGTTCACTAACTGTAATTGCTATTGATGTTGAATTTATCTTTGCCATGCTGTTATTTATCCGTTCCTATTCTTGTGTTTCGTTAACAGTTACAATACCATTTGTGTCAATGTAAGCATCAGCTGGTGATCCTTTTGGTTTCGTGTCAAGTGTAATTCTTGGACGTTTGCCTTTGAACCATACATCAGCAGTCACATGAACATTTTCTAATTTTTCAAAAAGTATCTTCTTACTTAACGGCACTTTGATAATTTCATCAATTTTTCTGCCCAATGGCCTTGCACCCATCTTTGGATCATATCCAACGTCAACAAGATAGTTTACCATTGCTTCTGTAACAATAATATTAATATTTTTTTGTTTTAGGTTTGCTCTAAGTTCGTTGATAAACTTGGCAACAATTTTTTTGATTGCTAACGGTTCTAATGTTTTGAACTTGACTGTGAGGTCCAATCTGTTGCGTAGTTCTGGCTTGAAAAAATCTTTAACGGCTTTGTCTTCACTGCCAGTGCGAGCAAGTTCTTGACCAAATCCAATGTTGTTGTTTTCGTTGTCTCTAGCACCAAGATTCGATGTTAGTATAATAATACAGTTTTTTACATCAACAGTTTTGCCATTTGATCCTGTGACCTTACCTTCATCCATCATTTGTAGAAATATGTTTGCTACATCTGGATGGGCTTTTTCAATCTCATCAAACAACAGCACACTGTAAGGATTTTTACTAACATCTGAAATCAGTTTACCACCGCTGAGTGTGCTATCATCATAGCCAACAAACCCTGGAGGTGCACCAAGCAAACTGCTAACTGTGTGTTTGTCTTGATATTCACTCATGTCATAACGCAACAGATGCATTTCTAAGTTGTTGCTTAATAATTTAGCAAATTCAGTTTTACCTGTGCCAGTAGGACCAAGAAATAAAAATGCTCCCATTGGACGATTTGGCGTGCTTATTCCTGCATAGTTTACATAGAGCCTTTCTAGTACTTCGTCTATTACATGATCTTGTCCAAAAAGTTTTTCTTTGATGTTGTTATCTAGATTTTGTACTTTTTCACTAGCATCACTTGCTACTTTTGTTTCTGGAATGTTTGCAATTCTTGAAACCTGTTTGTCAATTAAATCTTCTGTAATTACCAAACCTTCTTGATCTTTAACACGTTCAGTTGCACATGCTCCATCTATTAGGTCTATGCTCTTGTCTGGATTTTTCTTGTCGTGCATGTATCTAGTTGCTAATTCAACTGCTTTTTCAATAGCGCCTTTGTCTATTGCGACATTGTGGAACTTTTCTAATCTAGGACGTAGTCCTTCTAAGATCTTTACAGTGGTATCTTTGTCAGGTTCATCTATGCTTACTTTGTAAAAGCGCCTCATCAATGCACGATCTTTTTCAAAACTATCGTAGAATTCTTCCCAGGTTGTACTTGCAATAACCTTAAGATTGCCTTTTGTAATAGCAGGTTTAATCATATTAGAAAAATCCAAACTGCTTCCACCGGTTGAACCAGCACCTTTCATTGTGTGTGCTTCGTCAATAAAAAGTATACAGTTCTTTTTTGCTTCCAATGCCGCTATTATATCTTTAAGTTTTTCTTCAAATTCACCACGATACTTAGATCCAGCAAGCAAACTACCTATTTCTAAACCCCATACTTCAAAGTTTTTCAGAAACTTTGGTACAGTATTGTCTTTTATTCTGGTTGCCAAACCTTCTGCAATAGCAGTTTTCCCTACGCCAGGATCACCTACCATTAGCACGTTGCTTTTGAATCTTTTTGCAAGCACTGTAACAATTTCTTCAATTTCTGTTTCTCGACCAATAACTGGTTCAAGTTTATCTTCTTTGGCTAGTTTACTAACATTTATGCAGTGTTCGCTTAGTATTTCATTTGCATGTGAAATGTCGATACCATCTTTGGATTTACCATCATATGTTTGTTGCCAGTGCATGACAAATTCTTGTTTGACAAGTCCATGTTTAAGCATATAGTAGGCAGCGTGACTGTTTGTTTCGGCCATTATTGCCAGCCATAGATCAATGGTCTCCATGCTTCGTCTACCACCAAACATAACCTGTGTCAATGCTCTGTTAAAAACTCTTTCTAGTGCATTGGTTTTTTTTGGGTCACCTTTAACAGGATTACTTACTAGCATGGTTTGTGAATCAATGTACAGATTTAGATCTGAAACAATAGCATTAGAACTGGAACCAAAAGACTCAACGCATCTTTTGAATTTTGGAAACTGCACCATTGCTAATGTAAGGTGTTCAATTGTTACATAATCGTGTTTCTTGTCTTTAGCAATTTTATGAGCAGTTGCAAGTATTTGTTCTATTTCAGGACTGTGTTGCATGATTCTCCTTTATTTTTATATTTATTGAGTGTGTTTCTTAATAGCACGAATTATTTCATCTGGAATCGCATGTGGAATTTTTGCATTTATTTTAACAAATATATCGCCAGGATTGTGTCCTATTCTTTGCACACCGCATGATGCTAAACGCATAACACTGCCTGGGTTAGTTCGAGGTGGAATATTTAGATTAAAACTACGTCCTATAATATCAGTAATTTTAACATTGCCACCAACTATGAGTGTCCAGAGGTTTACATCCTGTTCTGTGTGCATATCATTGCCATGTCTTTGCCAACGTGGATGTTTTTTTATGCGATAGTGTATCACAAGGTCAAGACCGCTAGGACCAAGTTTTGGGTATCTAATGTTTTCCCCATCAACTACACCAGGAGGAACATCTACTTCAATGGTATTTTGTCCAGCCTGCATCTGTAGTGCAAGAGTTCTTTTTCCACCTTTAACAGCATCTTCTAGATCAATTGCCATTGTGATTCTTGCATCTCGCGGACGTTGTGGTCTATTAGGATGCATGCGTTGTCCAAAAATATTGAATATAGTATCAAAGTCAAAGGGTTGACCTTGTGACTGAGAAAAACCAAAACCTTGTTTTTGTGGGTCTGTAGTGCCGTAATGATCATACGCACTACGTTTCTGTGGGTCTTTTAATACTTCATACGCATTGCTAATTTCAGCAAAACGGTTTTGATCGCCTCCTTTGTCTGGATGATTTTCCATAGCAAGTTTTCGATATGCTCGCTTGATATCGGACTCTGTAGCGTTCTTATCTACGCCCAATGTCTGGTATGGATTTGACATTTGTATATTTTACTTGAAAGGATTGAATTTGTCAAGAGTTGATTTAGGTTTTACTTCTTGTTTTATTTTTTCAAATTCTTCTACATTTTTATAGTATTTTTCATAGGCAAGTATAATTGACTTTTGTTGTTGCACAAGAGCACGTATATCTGAAAAGTTCAAACCAAGATTGGCATATCCATCATCAGTGAGTGCAAAGAAAGCAACTGTTTTTCCTTCCTTCTTGGCATTTGCTACAACTTCTTCAAAGTTTTTTTCAGTAATTATTGTCCAATCAACTTTCCGCATGCGAACAACATCAACTGGAGGAAGAGTCAGTTGAGGTTTTTCAACTGCTGTAGAACTAACTTTGATTTCTTTTACTGGTGTGCCACTACAACTACTGAGTAGCAGTATTGCCAGGCCACAACCAAGGACATTCTTTATTGAATGACTTAGCATCTTTTGCTTCCTTTTCTGTTGCTGTTAGAGGGGCTCCACTTAGAATTTCAAAACATCTGCCTGCATTTTTGGTTCCGCCGTTAATTGCACGTTCGATACTTTTTGGTTTGTTGATGGCAAGTATTCCAAGATCGATGTTGTCTAATTTTTCAGCTAGTTGACTGTTTTGTTGTCTAATATCAGCAAAGTCTTTGCTTACTTCTTGTAGTTGTGCATTTACTTTTTTCATATCTTTCTGTATACTTGCAATAGCTGCCTCGCTTTGTTTAATAGCACCATCTAGTTTTGCATTATTAGTTGTAAGGGTAGCAATTCTTTGCTGGCTATCTTTATAATACCAGTAGGCACCATAACCACAACCGCCAATGATTGCAACAACAACTAACATTACATAAATTTTAAGCATCCACGGCTCTCATACGTTCCACAAGTCGGTCTGCACGTTTGGTTACTTGACGGTACCAATTTGAATCAACCATTTCGTCTGCAGCTGCATTCCAATCACGTGCATCAACGCCACGTTTCATACCTTTGAACTTTGAAAGTCTTGGACGACCCATGTTAAACATCATGTTTGCAATTATTCTTTGGACTTCTTCTGGGAGTTCATCAAAGTCAGGATATAAGATGTTGCAGTCATTGATGACTGTTTGGACGTCGTTGTCAAAGGCTTCATTGCATCTATCTTCTGAGACAGGTGTTCCAACCGGTTGTCCATGTTCTGGATCACTATCAATAACCAAATGACCAATACCAAAAGTAGGCAACCCGAGATGGTCGAGGTATATTTCATTAACTGAGCCTTCGTCATATGCTATCTCTTCTCTAAGTTTATCTATGTCCATTATTTTTTCCTTCCATTACATGGGTATTTATGTATCTAGCGGCCTCTAGATGAGCTTTTTCAAGTGGATGTCCTCTTGTTCCAATTGGATAACCGTTATAAATTGACCATTCACGAAAAGGTAATTCCTTAAATGATTGTATTTTGTGTACAACATGTGATTGTAATAAATTCAAAGTTCTGGTCCAGTTTCCGCCAACTTTTGCGTCTGGTCGTAATTGTTGAAACGTTTGGTTATACGTACTATCTTGACACGTCATTATGAAGTTAACGTTGTTTTGCTCTAGCAAACACATGGTAGTATAGATAAGTTGCAAATTTCGAAGAAGGTTCCAAATGTCACTATCAATTTTTTTATAAAAACTTTTATCGTTGTTATTTGGACTTAATGTATTCCAATTATCGTTTTGTTCTAAAAAATCAAATCTACCAAAATAACTCCAATTTATAACAAACAGACAGTCTTTGTATGCAAGTATGTTAGAAGTAATTATCCAACTAATCCATTGGTTACCTCTTCCTCCGGTTGCAAAACATTCGTAGTCGGTTTCTAGTAAACCAGATAGTATGGCTGGCCAAGTAGACAGACTGTATCTTTGATTGTTTTTTCTGACTATATTGCAATCAGCAAGCTCATCACCTCGTGTGAAACTGTCACCAAAAGCAACAATTTTTTTATAAAGCATTACATTCCTGCGTTTGCTAATAAATTCTTTATGTCTTTTGCTTTTACTTTATTGTATATAGTCTTGGAAGGAATACCAGCCGCAGTTCTCATCTCATTGAGTTCAAACTGCTCACGTTCACGATAGATTTTTGGAGAAGTAGGAACTAGCATGTTGAATTGTTCCACAGTAAAAGGCATTTCTTTTCCACGATAGCCCATGGTCCATCCATCACCTTCATATTCGGTTAGTGTGTTAAAATCATCTAACAAATTGGCTAAGTTGTCAGCAGTGTAGTTTCTACGTTTAAGTTCTATGTATACAAGATATCTGTTAGGTTTTACTTCACCTGGGCTCATGTCAGCATCAAGTACAAAGTCATAGCCTTTTTCAAACCAGTTGACCAAGTCTACTGCGGCTTGTCTATCACGAACATAAAAACTAGCAACTATTATTTCATCATCATCGCCCATCTTTGAAGAAAAGTCATCAATATAGATTGTATTCTTAAGCATGCCTGCTAGGTCTTTGTAGCCTAGTCCTTCTGATAAATTAAATTTGGACATCGATGTTTGTATCCATTTCTGCTTGTGCGTCTGCGTTCATAACCTGTTGTTGATCTAGGTCAGCACTGTATGCATCATCTAGATCCTGCAGATCAACTGTTTCATCTTCTAGTTCTAAGCTACCAGTTCTTATGTCAGTCATTAGACTTTTTGGCATAATAATTTCTATTAACCATATGTCTTTCTCCGTTAGTCTAGCAACTTTTGTTCCAGGTTTAAAATCACTTGGATCTTTGACTTTAACAGGAACCTTCATCTTGGTTTTCTTCCATTTCACTTCACAATCAAATGGCAGTAAACGCATTGCTCCTCTAGGGTCTGGCATAAGTTTTGCAGGCCATAAAAATGTACAACTTGTTTTATATGGGCCTTGTTCTGGTCCAGCAACTAGCTCACCAAGTTCCCAATTGCGAAATGCAAATATGTCAAGTTCGTTAAGCACACGTTCAAAGTCAAGCAGTACTCGCATACTACCATCACTCATGTAGATGCCCTTGATATTGTCTGCAACCATCCAATAATCGGAACCATCTTTAAAAAATTCTGAATCGCTAAGTGACATTTGTGGCCTTTTGTTCTTATGTTAGCAGTATTTAGTCCAATACTGAATTGTGGCCGCTAATATATTTAGCGAATAGTATTGTGATTTTACACACAATATTTCTAATTAGTTTATTCTGTAAATATTATTGTGGGTAGCGAATAACCTTTAACCTAGGAGATACAATGTCTCGAGCTAAACGTAAAGCAAAATATCAAAGACAACTACAACAAGACAACACAATAAATTTTAACCAAGCACTAAAACGCAAACACATTGAACTTCGTCCGAAGTCACGCAATCAAGAAAAACTTATACTGAGCCTACTAGACGCACAAACGAGTATTGTTGTGGCAACTGGACCTGCGGGCACGGGTAAAACTTATCTTGCAATGTTAGCGGCTATAAAAGCATTTAGAGATGGTGCATGTGAACGTATTGTACTAACTCGTCCAGCAGTGGGTGTCGATGATGAAAAGCATGGCTTTCTGCCTGGGGACTTGAACAGTAAAATGGAGCCGTGGACAAGACCTTTGTTTGACGTACTGCGAGAATTCTACACTAAAAAAGAAATAGCACGCATGCTTGACGAACAAACCATTGAGATATCACCACTGGCTTTCATGAGAGGACGTACATTCAAGGATGCCTGGATTATAGCAGATGAAATGCAAAATGCTACACCTAGTCAAATGAAAATGCTGATGACACGCATAGGTGAGAATAGCAAAATAGTTATTACCGGCGACGTTGAACAAACGGATAGAACCGTACACAATAACGGTCTAATAGATTTATGCAAACGACTAGAAAATGCTAGAAGTGGACTAGCCGTTTGTTACATGAGCAATCAGGATATACAAAGACATCCTATTATTGACACAGTATTGGAGATTTACGCAACTTAAAAATTGGCTCTGGGGGTAGGAGTCGAACCTACACGGTTAAATATATTGCAGTACATTCAACCATACGGTTAACAGCCGTACGTGTCTACCAATTTCACCACCCCAGAATAAACTAAGCTGCCTTGGCTATGGCATTGTGCTTTTCTAAGGCAGCAATCATTCTTGTCATTCCTATTCCACCGCCAACTCTTGGAAAAAAGTCGAACTTTAAAAATTCTTCTAGTTCTGCTTCTACACGTTCTTTGCCAAACAGTTTGTAAAGTAAATTACTATAA